CAGAGGGAACATCGCTGATGGCGATCTACTGCTACACAACGCTGGACGGGAAGAGAATCGAGAAACAGTACCCGATCGGGACCGCGCCGCGGACGACGCGGATCAACGTCGGGCCGCGCCGGATAACGGCCTACCTCGATCTGGCGGCAATGCACGGAAGGGAACACCGTTACCGCAACGTCCAGGCCCGCTGGCCCATCCATTCCGACGCGGCGGCAGTCCACCCGTGCCAGATCCAGGAGGCCATGGACTTTGACAGGCGCCACGGCGTGGAGACGCACTATCTTCCGGATGGCCGGCCCGAGTTCCGGAGTCCGGGGCACCGGCGGCGATACCTGAAAGCGCACCGGATGTTCGATCGGAGCGGATATGACTGAGTTTTCCCCTTGCATCGGCAGGGGAAATTGATACGGTTGAACGTGGACACGGGGCCGCGCGATCCGTCGCGCGGCAACCGATCGGCTGAAGCGGAGTAGCTACCCGCAAGAAGCCTGAACCTTCGTGGCCCGTCAGGGGGCCGCGCGGCAGATCGCGCGGCCCCCCTCTTTGGGAGACCAGACGTGGCCGACGAAGCAAAAGAGCAAACCCCCCATTCGACTTCCCTCAATACCGAACCGACCGACGCGCGAGAGCCGGCGGTCGATGACCTCGACATCGTGGAACCGGACGATGATTCCCCGCCGGATTTCCAGGGCGATGTCGGCAAAGAGGAGAAGCCCGAGCCGGAGGAAACGACCAGGGACGATTCGGCGTTTCCCCGGGAACTGCTCGACATGGCGAAAGACCTTGGACTGAGCGAGGAAGACGCGAAGGCGTTTGGAGATCCGGCGCGCCTCGCGAAGGTCCTCCGCGCGGCCCTGGGGAAGGCCAACGCCGCGCCGCCGCCGGCGGAAACGACACCGGAACGGACGGAACCGACGGCTCCGTCGAAGACCGAGCCGCCCACGGGCGCTAAAGCCCCCGTCGATCCGCTGAAGGCGTTCGAGTCCAAGCTCGACAAGGAGGCATGGGACCCCGAACTGGTGGACTTCCTGGAGCGCCTCGTCGAGCACAACAACGCCCGCTTCGAGCACCTGCAGAAGCAGTACACCGAGGCGGCAAACTACGTGCGGACGCAGCAGCAACAGGCGTTCGTCCAGTGGTTCGACGAGGAAATCGACAAGCTCGGCCCGTCCTACGAGGAGATCTTCGGGAAGGGCAGGAGCCAGTCGCTGGGGATGGACAATCCCCACTTCCTCAACCGCAAGAAGATCGCCGACGCAATGGACACGATCCGCAACGGGCTCCTGGCGCGAGATCCGAACGCCAGGGTGCCGGATCTCCCCGAGCTATTCCGCCGGGCCCTCGCAATGGAGTTTTCGGATCATATAGACAAGGCAACACGCCGGAAGATCGGACAGTCCCTCTCCAAACGGGAAGGGCAGTTCATTCCACGAGCCTCCGGGCGCAACGGAAAGACGACGGACCCGATCCGCTCCGCCACGCAAAAGGTGGCCCAAATGCTGCGCGACCAGGGCCTCGACGTTGAACCCGAGGAGGAGTTCGACTGATCGCGATCGCCGGCGATGAAGGGAATCAGTCATGGCACTGCAAGCAGATAACATTCTGGATCTGGTAACCACCACCCAGAAGGAGTTGGGCCGTCTCAAATGGACGGACCTGACGACGGATCTGCAGGAGTTCATCTTCCTGCCCAAGATCCTCAAAAAGGAAAAGGTTCAGTTCGGATCGGGCTATGGCATTCAATGGAATGTCATGACCGACTTCAACAAGAACGCCCGTCACGTCGGGCTGTTCGCCAAGGACGTGATCAACGTCGCGGACTCGATGCGAATCGCCTCGATCCCGTGGCGCCACTGCACTGTGGCCTACGCCATCGACCGGCGCGAGATCGCGATGAACAGGGACCCGGCCAAGATCGTGGACATCGTCCGCAACCGCCGGATCCAGGGCATGATCGATCTGGCCACCGAAATCGAGAAGGCCGGCTGGAGTATGCCGCCCTCGACGACCGATGACCTCATGCCCTACGGCCTCGACTACTGGATCACGGCCTACGGCGCCAGCTCCACTGGCGCCTTCGCCGGCGGTGTTCCGGCCAGCGGCTGGACGACGGTCGCGGGCATCACGCCCAGCTCCTCAACACGCTGGTACAACTGGTGCGCGACCTACACGTCCGTCTCCAAGAGCGACCTCATCAAGAAGATGAGGGAAGGCGCCGCGAAGACGTTCTTCACGCCTCCGGTCGAGATCAGCGACTACAACCGGGGCGACCGCTACGTCTGGTATACGAACTACGCCACGCTGGCCAGGATGGAAGAGCTGCTGGAGGCCCAGAACGACAACCTCGGCAGGGATGTCGCGAGCATGGACGGACAGGTCCGATTCCGAAAGGCCCCCGTCCAGTGGGCCCCCTACCTCGACAGCCTCTCCGCGAGCGCCAGCAAGAACCCCGTCATCGGCGTGAACTGGGGCCAGTTCTATCCGGTCTTCCTCAAGGGCGAATACCTCGTCGAGGCGGCGCAGAAGCCGGCGCCGGAACAGCATACCGTGCTGTTCACCACGATCGACCTGACCTGGAACCTGGTATGTAAGGACAAGCGGCGCCACATGCGCTTCGAGAACCCCTGATGCCTAGCGCAAAAGGAGAATGACCAATGACCATGGTAGTGGACTATAAAAAGGGACTGATCGGCGCGCCGGCGGATACCGGGAGAGGTCCGTCCCCTTCAATCTGGGCGGACTGGGATTCGTCGGAAGCGAAGCGCAACCCGTCTTACGGAATCGAGATCTTCGACGACTTCCTCATGGGCGGGGTCTGTTCCACGCTCGGCTACGCCGGCGGCTGGCGAATGTTCAGCTCCACAACGTTCCCGTTCACCTATACGGCCGAACCGGCCGGCGTTCTGACGGCTACCACGGCCGCCACGGCGGACCTCGCGGCCGTTATCGCGTCCCCGTCGGCGCCTTTCCGGGTTACCGGATCGCCGAGTACGAGCGGAAAACTCATGTTCGAGGCGCGATTCCGCGCGCTGAACCTGACGACCGGACTCAACGCGATCCTGCTGGGTCTGGCCGAAACGGGAGCAGCCGTCCTGACCCCGACGGCCACGGTCCCGCTGCCGGCCGACTCGACGGGCTGGGCGATTTCGAATACCTCCTGCTTCCTCGGTTTCCATCACCAGGAGGCAGACGGAGTCTATACGTTCCGGACCGGGTACTCCGATCGGGCGACCTCGACGACGGCGGTGGCCGATACGGAAGCCGTCGTGGGCGGCGGTACGGCCGCAACGGCCAACAACGTCTGGGTCAAGCTGGGTATGGTCTACGACCCGAGGGGATACGGCGTGACGTTCTACGTCAACGGAAACCCGCTGCCTACCCGGCTGGCGAACGCGACCATCGCGGGCCTGACGACCTTCGACACGGTCGGGTTGGGCCTCCTGTTCGCGGCTCACACAGGCGCTACTCCGACGGCGAACGACACGTTCTCGCTCGACTGGATTCGTTGCGCCCAGTTCAGTTGATCTGCGGGAGGTCCGGGGCGGGAGTTTAGTCCTCTTCGCCCGCCCCGGTATCCCGTATTTTGGAAGGGACAGTCATGGCACAGTTGCCCAACGCGCACCCGAATCGAGTCTCGCCGCCAGTCGCGATCAACATCGACGTGATCGGGACGCTCGTCCGCGCCATCCTGGCCAGACTCCTCCATGTCGTCCTGCCAGATGGGGGCGACCGCGCGACGCTGGTCAAGGAGGTCGGCGACATGATCGAGTTCGCGCTGACCCAGCANTTCATCCAGATGCGGCAGGACCCGCGGATGACCAACGCGCAGATCGACGGGACGCTGACCAGGGCGGAGGCCCAGGCCAAGGCGATGCTCCACGGGGCCTGCAACGTCCTGGCTGGAGTCCAGGTCTACGGGGGCAACGGGACAGGACCCAATCTCAAGATCGCGGAGTGCTAGAAAATGGCAGACAACATTCAACTGAACCTCGGGGCCGGCGGCGAGAAGCTCGCCAGCGACCAGATGGCCACGGGCGAACAGGTCCAGCGCGTCGAACTCGTGACGGTCTCCTCCGATGTCCTTTCGGACGTCAATATCAACAACCCGCTGCCCATCATGGACGCGAACGGATCGCTTACGGTCGATGGGACGCTCAATACAGTGGCAATCCCAGCCGAGAGCGGGGGACTCCTCTGCCGGTCGAGACTCTGTGACAACAGTATCAATGCCTACAACATAAAGTCATCGGCAGGCCAGGTCTATGCCATTCTGGCGGCCAACAAGAACGCGGACGTGGCATATCTGCGGCTCTACAACAAGGCCACGGTCCCCGATCCATCGGAGGACTCCTCTCTGATCGTGATGCGCATTCCGTTGACCGGCGGGACTACGATGCCGGTCGTCGCGTTCCGGTCGTCGATAGGCGTGGCCTTCACTAGCGGCATTGGCTACGCGGTCAGCACCGGCATCGCGGATACCGATGAGACGGCGCCGGCCGCCAACGAAATCATACTCAACATCTTCTATAAATGAGATAACAATGTCCGCTGCCGTTGCGCTCCTCAACCTCCCCATCCACCCGCCTCAACCGACGCTCGCCCTGACGTATGCGGACATCTGCGGAGAGATCGGCCGGTTCCTCGGCTACGGCTACGACTCGGCCGGCTGGGGGACGGATGAGGTCGCGGAGATCCGCAGGATCTTCCGCTCCGGCGTCCGACGCTTCGCCTACCCGGTGACCGGTTACGCCTGGAGCTTCCTGCACCCGACGACCTCGTTGACGACCGCCGCCTCCACGGCGACATACGATCTGCCGTTTGATTTCGGCGGCATCATCGGGAAAATGACGTTCCCGCCCGATACGTCGTACCCCCCGATCGAGATCGTCCCGGAGGTCGAGATCCGCAAGCGGCAGCAGTTCGCCAGCGCCACGGGGACCCCGCATCTCGCCGCGATCACGCCCAGGGCGTTCACCGCAGGCTACGGGACGCGATGGCAGATCACCTTCTGGCCGACCCCAGACAGGGCGATCGTCCTGACGTACCGGTACAACGCCCTGCCCGACGCGGTGCAGGACGACGAATACCCGTTCGGCGGGCTCATGCACGCGGAGACGGTCCTGGAAAGCTGCCTCGCCGTGGCGGAGGAGCGGGCGAACGACGAGCGGGGGATACATGCCGCCGCGTTCCAGGAGCGGCTGGCCGCCTCGATGGCCCAGGATATGCGGACGAAGCCGGAGAAGCTGGGTTACAACGCGGACAACTCGGACGGAGTGTCCGTCCGCTGGCGGGACACGGAGCCCGGGATCTACACGAACACGGAGACCGGGGTGAGCTACACGCTGGAGTAATACCCATGTGCGATGCACTGCACGCGCTGGTCGCGTATGAGCGGATCGACATCTCGGCCAGCATTGTCACGATCCACAGTCTTGTCACCGGCGGAATCCTGCCGGTGACTCGCAGACTAACGGTCACGAACCCGTCATCCACGGCCAACATCTACATCGCCTACGCCGACTCGGCCCCGGCGAGCGTAAATGACATGGACATCCTCTGGCCGATGCAGTCGATCCAGTTCGACGACTTCGAGGGAAATCTGCGGAAGCTTTACATCGCCGGGGACGGCGTCCAGACCGCCGGCATCTGGCAGGAGGGACACTGATGCCGATCTTCTCGCAGACGGGAACGATAGGGACGTCGGGCGTGGCCAGGACGTTCTGGGAGCAGGACAGGACGGGGTTCGACGATGCGGGAATCGTCACGCTGATCGGAGGACAGTATGACGAAGCCGACGGGCAGACGCCCGACATCGTGGAAACGTCGAACTGTACGCTCGCGATGGACACCACCAACTACAAAATCGGCGGGAGCGCCGTACAGATGCAGATGTCCGGCGCCGTAACGGCGACGGCGCGCTGGGCCATGGGCTCCGAAGACTCGCCGAGCACGCTGCCGCCGCCTCAGGCGATGGGGATATGGTTCTATGTGGATAGTGCGGATGTTGGAAAGATCACGTACCTGGCGATCCAGCTTTTCAGCGACGCGGCCGGGACGACCTATTGGAACACTGGAAACCGCTTGGGCACCGTATCGGCAGGATGGAATTTCCGGCGATTCGCGTTAAGCGGATGCGATGAGACCCAGATCGCAGCGGTGCTGGCGACGTTGTACTACGTGCGCGTGACGGCCATTACCAATGCGTCGATGAACCTGACGATCGGTCACGTCTACGTCGAGTGTCCGAAGAAAACACGACTGTTGTTCGTCCTGGATGCGTGTTACAGCAGCGCGTTCGCGGCGGGCGGCATCTACGAGGCGCTTCGAGCGCGGAAGATCCCGGCCACGCTGGCGACGTGCCCGGGTGTCATGGGCGGCTCGTTGAGCGGGGATGCGGTGATCTCGTGGTCTGAGCTCGCGCGGTACGCGTCGGAGAACGGGAACGACGTGTCCTGGCACAGTTACAAAGGGGAAAACGACGTGGGACAGTCGGCGGCGACTGTGCGGGCGAACGCGATGAAGGCGATCAAGACCCTGGAGCGTCACGGTTATCATCCGGTCTGGCGTGGAGCATGGCTGGGGAATACGGCGACGCCGAACCATTCGGCGATACAGTCACTGATTCCGGCCTACGCGACGGCGCAGGGGACGGAGACTCCGGAGGCATGGCCTCCCGTCAACCGGTATGACGTCGCCCGCTTCGGCGTGCACGCCGGTAGCGGGTATGACAAGAGCGGAACGATGTCGGCCACGCCGAACGTCATAACGATGGGATCGGGCCACGGGATACAGCAGGGCGACGAGATCGTCAAGGTGAGCTGGTCTGGCGGATCGCGGACGGGCATGACGGTGTCGCAGGTCGCCGGCAACGATATCACTGTGACCGGCGGAACCGGCGATCCACTGCCGGCGGAGACTACGGCGGTTACGGTACGTTCGTGGGGCATCTATACGCGCTTCATCGACCTGATGTTCAATCGGTACGCATGGTACCATCCGTTCCACGTCATCTATACCCACGGATACGACGCCGGCGCAGGGAAACTCGCGAGCAAACACATGACGCCTGATTCACTCGCCTATGTCATGGCGAAGATCGACGCCATGATCAGGGATGGGACGGTCGAGTTCGTCACGATGCCGATGATGCTCTCGCGGATGGGCCTGCGACCTGGATACGACTGGACGGGGTATCGGTGGATCAAGGGCATCGCCGACGACGGTACGTTCTGGAGCCAGGGGTGGCTACCTTAATGATACGGGCGCTGGTCATCGTCGTCGTTTTCGTGATCCTCACGGCGATCGCCTATATGACGGCGAGCGGCGGATTCGGTGCCGAGTCAGCCGATGCCGACGGCTACACGGTCGTCCGAACGTTCGCAACCTTGTGCAACGACCGCGCGACCGATGCGCTGGTCTGGGAGATGTATTCGTGTGAGCCATCGCGCGGCGTCCTTGCGCCAGGCGAGTCGATCCAACTGGTTTGTGGCGAGTCCTACGCGGTCATGCGCTACGTGCCCTTGCCGGTTGCGTCGCAACCCGCGGCAGGCTCGCGCTTCGACTTCGACGGCGACGGAGACGTGGACCTGGCCGATCTGATGGAGTTTCAGGCATGTTTCAACGGTCCGAATCGGGCGCCCAGGTGCTGAACGGTGAACGTCATTTTCATAAAGGAGCAAGACCATGAGCGGACACAACATCCTGAGTCAACTGGCTCAGGGCCTCGGATGCAGGACGGTGACGGCGGCTGGGACGACACAGTCCGGCGCGACTCCGGTCGAACCGGGATTCACCACGACGGCCGGGACCGGTACGGAGGGCGTCATCCTGCCCCAGTGCGAGGTCGGGACGATCTGCATCATCAAGAACACCGGGGCGGGCAACCTGAAGGTCTACCCCGATACCGGCTCGGCCATCAATGCCGGGTCGGCGAACGCGGCCCTGACGATGGCCACGGTCACAAGCTGCATCCTCGTGCGCACCGGCGCCCTGCAGTGGCAGTCGATCCCGACGGTTCCATCCTGACGGGGCTAACTCCATGCCGGCGAAGGGACTGACGAACATCGTCTTCCCGGTTGGCGGACTGGACCGGCGTTTCGGCTTCCAGCGCCAGCCGCCCTACACCTGTGCGGACGCACTAAACGTCCGCCCGGACGACGTCCTCGAACGCCGGAGGCGGGGCGGCTCGCGGCCAGGGCTCGCGAAGTGCTTCTCCACACGGCTCGGCGTCGATGGTAACCGCGCGGTACGGATGCTGACCACCCTTCGCGGGTCACGTACCGATGCGTATACGGAAGGCCTGGACACATTCGATACCTCGCCACTCGATAACGATCTCTGGGGCCCACTGCTGGCCTACACAGACGTCACGACCACACAGGACTGTCTCTATGGGACCTGCATCATCCTGATAACGGGTGTTGGCAATGCAGTGGGTGAGGCCAGCGATGCTCGACACGCAAGGCTTTCCAATACGTTCGGAACCTTCGCGGGAAAGACGTTCCGGCTGCGTTTCTACGCGACCGGCGCGACGTACGACCCCGTGGCCGACCAGACAGTCATCACAGCTACTACTGGCGTGCGTTTCTGCGCCTGGATGGTCGCGGCGGGCCAGACCGTGACGATTGAGGGCGTCGGGACGTTCCCAATCGCAGCAGTGGTTGACAGCAGTACGATCCGGATCGCAGGAAATCATACCTGGGTCGGCTCCAAAAGTACGTACCTCGACGAAAACGCCGCTAACACGATCTCGGGGGCCGACGTAGCCGTGCCGGCGCCAGTCCCGTCCGGAGGGACGATCCACAGCGGCTCAAACGATCGAGGGGCCTCACTTACGCATCTGGGACTCGATTCCTCCAGGCCCTATTCCTTCGCATTCGAGATGAGACCGGTTCCGCTGCGTACTTATTCGGCGCAGATCTATCTTTACATCAGAATGGACGACAATGCGCCCTCAATTCGATCATCAATCATGTTATTCTTCCTTAGAGATTACGGTGGACCCATCAGGATCTGGGTTTACGAGTGCAAGAACGCAGTCGTGACCCAGATCAGTGAAGTGTCCTCGTCGATCCCCAATACGAACGCGATCATGACTGTCATGGTCGAGCGTGACACTCTCCGGGTGGCATGTTCCACGCTGGGGGCCGCGCCGATCCTCACGGCAAATCTGACCGGCCTGCAGAACAGCGGTTCTCGAATGGGCCTCCTTCTGCCTGGAGGGACGTATATCGACACAGAGGTGGATGGGGTCTGGTGGTCCTATTACGCAGCAACTGGGGCAATCGCGGCCGATGCCATCGTGGCCAGCGCTGCCGGAAAGCTCTACACGGAACTCGAAGGCGGCGGACTCGTCGAGATACCGCAATACAGCACGCCAGCCGGAAAGTCAGTACCGGTCAGCCTTGCAGACGACCGGACGCTCCTCGCTGCCCCGCAACTGGGCCGGGTCTTTATCGCGGATCATGGGGTTGCCTATGAAGACAAGGCGATCACGATTGGCGCAGGGAACAAGGAACTGACAAAAAGCGGTGTGGACTGGACAGCCTACGGCATCGACGCCACGAACCATGCCGTCTACGTTTATGCCGGAAGCAATCCGGGCATCGTGACCGGTTGGTATACGATCGCCAGTGTCACGGCGTCAACGATTACGCTTTCGTCCTCCGTCGGATACTCCGGCACATGCAGCGTCATGATCTGCCGGAGGCCCAAATACTATGACAGCGTGTCGAATGCCCTCTACCTCTGGGAAGCGGAGACGGGGAAGGGGATCGTTCCCCATGGTTGCAGCTCGATCTGCCTCTTCGGCGGGCGACTCGTCCTCGCCGGAGATCCAGCCAGTCCGCATGTGTTCTACCAGTCCAGGGTGGGTAACCCGTTTGATTTTGACTATGGCAAACTCGACGCAGGGCGCGCGGTTGGTGGATCGACGGAATCGCAACAGGTTGGACAACCGATTGTCGCCATCATGCCGCATTCGGACGACTACCTGATCTACGGGTGCGACACGTCGCTCTGGGTGCAGCGCGGGGATCTCGCGGACGGCGGGATGATCGGCAACCTCGCGCGCAACATCGGGGTGGTTTCGCCCACCGCATGGTGCCACGGCAGCGCCGGCGAGACGATCTTTCTGAGCCGCATGGGGCTCGCCGTCATCGCGCCAGGTCCTGTAGCCTACCCGACGCTGATCTCCCAGGAGCATATGCCGGACGAACTCATAAACGTGAATGCCTCGTTCTACACAGTCGGAATGCGATACGATGCACGAGACGACGGCGTCCATATCTTCCTGACTGCGCCAACCGGATCGTCCGGACGGCACTGGTTCCTGGACTGGAAGACAAAGGGCTTCTGGCCCGTAGAGATTCCGAACGCCCAGGAGCCGCTGTCCATCACCGCCGGGACGGGTCTGAGTATGAGCCACAGCAATGTGGTTCTCGGGGGCCGGGACGGATACCTGCGGCGGTTTCAGTCGAATCAGGCTACGGATGATGGGACGGCGATCGACAGTTACGTGCTCTACGGCCCAATCCAGATGGGCGTCGAAGGCGTAGCGGACGGAATCCTCAACGAGGTCGTCGGCACGCTGGCGGCCGGCAGCGGGCCGGTGAACTGGTCGCTGCTGGTAGGCAAAACGGCCGAGGAGGCAGCCAGATCGTCGCCCGTAGCGTCCGGCACCTGGGACCGGCAGGGCCTGAATCACACGGTCAGACCGAGGAGACGAGGCGGGGCCTTCTTCCTGAAATTGGGCGCCGGCGGCTCGGCCCCATGGGCGATTGAGTCCGTCGCGGCGGGCATTCAGACGGCTGGGAGATTGCGGCTGTGATCCAGGACATCGAAATCCGCTCCGCCATCCAGAGGATCTGCATGGAGTCGGTCGCCACGGTAATCTCGGACCCGGGTAACGCTGGCGCAATCCGGGCGACCACATCGGGGACGTGCCTGCTGATCGTGGGTGCGGCCCCGGAGACCCGCACGGTTGGGGTGCCGTCCTTCGTCGGTCAGGTCCTGGTCTGCTGTATCGACGTGACCGGCGGCGGGACGTGTTCGATAACACCATACGGCCATGCGGCCGTTACGCTTGCGCACGCGGGAGATACCGCCATCCTCCGCGCCGTGCGGAGCGGAGGCGTTAACGTCTGGCGGGTTACCGGGAGCGAACTGTAGGAGACCTGTCATGCTTCGCGGACTCATCCGACACCTCTTTCGGCTCTGTGCGCCTGGCTTCGGCGGCGAGAGCGCGCCACAGACGAGCGCCAAGTCAATGGGGATGTACGGGTTCCTTCCGTCCTTCATCACCGGGATCGCCGGGATGTTCGACGTGGCATACCAGAACGCGCAGAATCAGGATCGGAAGAATGAACTCAACAGGATGTGGGGCGAGTACTACCGCGCCGCCATTCCCTTGATCGCCTCCGGCAATGAGGCGGACATCGAGAGGCTCAGGGAGCTCAACAACTCGACGATCGGCTTCCTTCAGAAGGGCTGGGAGAATACCCGGGCGCAGCAATCCGAGGATACGCGGGCCCTGATGGATCAGTTCAAAACGATGGCCCAGGGGCTGCAGACATCCTACAACGAGGCCGTCCAGAGGGCCGGGGAAGGATACCGTAGACTTAAGAGCGAGTCGGTCGGAGAGTGGGCGAAGGGCGAGCAAGGCATCAACGAGGGGTACGCCGACCGATATGCCCGGAACATGGCTACGCTCGCAGGTCTCAGCGACCAGGAGGTCAGGGATACCCAGGAGAAATGGGAGCGCGAGCGCGCGGCCGGCCTCAACGATCAGATACGTCGCGGGCTCGCCGGGACGACCATCGCCCCCACCATGAACGCGGCGATTACGCGGGAGGAGACGGCCGACCTGAACCGGGTGAAGGACAAACTCGCCCTGCAGAAGATTGCGCTCGATACCGCCCTGTCCGGCGACGCCCTCGCGGCACGGAAGCAACTTATGCAGGGGCGCGTCGGCCTTGGCGCCAACCTCGGCCTTGCCGGTCTCGGAGCCAATACCCAGCTCGACCTCGGCCGTCTCGCTGCGCAAGAGCGACTCGGACTCGGCGCTGTCGGGCTTGCCGAGAACCGGGCGAATCAGGCGCTGAACCTGGGTCTGGGAGAGTCCCAACAGTTGGAGGATCTCGCCTACAGATTCGGCTCCGCCATGAACAGTCTCTACTCCAACGCATGGCGCGAACCGCTGGCCTTGATGGGCCAGGATGTCTCGACACGGATGGGAATCGAGTCCATGACGCCGAATAACGCGAGCTGGTGGCTCCCGCTCGCCGAGGGTTTCAGCCAGGGCCTCCAGAACGTTGGCGGGATGATCCAGGCGAACAAGCAGATGCAGGCGGCGGCGCAACCCCCGGGATGGGACTGGGGCGGGGCCGGCATTGGCGCGCTGATCGGCCTCGCCGCGGGCGGATTTCCCGGCGCGATCGTCGGCGCCGGCATGGGAAGCGGAAACCCGTATGCCCAGATGGGCGCCATGATGATGACCCCGGGATTCTGGGGCGGAGCCTTTGGCGCCGGCGGCGGCTTGTTCAGCGGATTCGGCGGCGCCTACAGCAACGGAATCATGAGCACCCTTAGTGGGATGAACAATGCCGGAATCTATATCCCGGGAATCATGGGACCCTAAGGAGAGCTTCCCATGCCCAACGGCGTCTACCATTACGACAACCCGTTCGTCGGCCCGGCGGCCACGAACGCCTTCGCGAGCCTGTATATCGAGCCCATGATGCAGGGCGCGCGGATTCAGGCCGCGAAGCGCGAAGAGCAGGCCCGAAACCAGATCGCCCTGATCGGACGGATGATGGATATCGGCCAGCGGATGGCGCTGCAGAAGCAGCAGTTCGACCTTCGCCAGAAGGCTGCTCAGGACGCGGAGAACGCCAGGAACGCATGGTGGAACCAGCTCTTCGGCCAGGTCCAGGGGGATTCGGAGTCCCAGCGAAAGGCCCTGGCCGACGTGGAAGCCCAGCGCGCCTCGCTCGATGACGCCCTGTACGCGGGCGAGTTGAGCGCGGAGCAATGGGAGGAGGAGAGCGAGCGCCTCGACCGGATGGCGCAGTCCCTCAAACAGCCGCCCAAACCGTCGGTCCAGGCGGTGATGGACCAGTTCCGGTTCTACTATACCGACGAGCAGACCGGCGAGCGGATCTTCGCCGGATGGATGCTCCCGGGCGGCAGGCACATCAAGCCGGTGGCCAGAGACGAGCGCATCGGCCCTGCACCCAAGCCGATCGACGCGACGAACCCGGAGGTCATCAAGCGTGCTCAGGCCATCGCTGCAGAGGAGAGCGGCAACCAGAAGGCCGTCCCTACCGAGGAGCATTACAACCGGGCGATCAACGACCTCAAGCGGATCCAGGCCAAGACCACGCCCGGGACGGAGGAGTACGAGTTCACCAAGATATGGGATGCCCTCGACGCGGACCCGCAGGCGAATCTCGCGCGATGGGGCGTGGAGAGGATCAGCGACCAGGACAAGATGCGTATCCTCCTGCAGGCCGGCTACACGCCGCGCAGCATGAATGTCACGCTCTCGCCGGCGCTGAATCAGTACAAGCAGCTCTACGCCATGGCGGTCAAGACCGCACAGGAACAGGCTGCGCTGGCCGAATTGAAGGCGAGAGAGGACGCCGCCGCGCCGAGCCCGCCGGCGACAACGCAACCGGCTGGACCGCCGGCCGCACCGGCACCGGCACAGGCACCGGCTGGACCGCCGATCCCCAGGCCCGAGGCCGCAGCCGGGACGACCGGGTTCGGACCGGACTTCTCCGCGTTCAAGCGGGCCCTGGAGCTGGATCGCCGGCGGCGCGGCCTCGCGCCGATGACGCCAAACGTCCCTGTGGCCC